CGCCAATCCCGGTGACACTCAATATGACTGAACGCATATGCCGTTCTCCTTAGGCTGTGCGCGTGAACACGTAGGCGGTCGGGCTGGAGAACATGATGGTGAATCGAGCAAGACCCGTAACGCCAGACGCCACCGTCAGGTCGCCAAAGCTCGTTGCAGAGTCAACAGCAGCGGTAGACAAAATGCCGTTTGTGGCAACAGCCATAGTCACTGTGTTTGCGCCTGCCGTGTTGTCGACGAAGAGATCAATCGTTGTGCCCTTCACAGCACCCAACTGTGCACCGAGCAGCGTGCCCGTGGGCAGCGTGATGGTGGTGGCGGCAGCGGAGGTAGAGGTGATGTAACCGCTAGCAACTTGAGCCGCTGTGGCGGTGGCGGTAGCGTTGATGGCGGCGGACGCATCGACCACATGACCGGTGATGAAGCCGTCAAGTGAGCGTACCGGGCCAGAGAATGTGGTGCGTGCCATGATGCAATTCCTTTACATGCGATTTAAGGGTGCGCCTGTCTGCATGTCGTCAGCCGGGCAGGCTGTCAGACGCACCCTGGGTTTGAAAGTGCCCTGCAAACACCCCTCACAGCTTGTGGCCGCGAGGGATGTTCACGGGAGCGCTCTTAGACGCCCGGGGTGCCGTAGAAGCCGCGCGGGTCAGTCCAACCCACGGTGTAACGCTCGGTGGCCTTGTAGCGCATGGAGTCGGTTTCAAAGTCGCCTTCCATGCTCTTCTCCAGCCCGCGACGCATCAGCAGCTTCAGACCTTCGGGAGCATCGGTTTGGATGCCCCAAGCGGTCGTGGACGTGATACGCGAAAGGTTGGCTTGCCCTTCGCCCAGCAACCCCATGGACTTGATGGGGTTGATGTCGTTGTCGGCAGTGCCAGCACGCAACACAGACTTGAGGAGGACCTCGGCCTGGAAGACGTTGCTCGGACCGGTGACGATCTTCTGGGGAGTCAGCCGGATGCGCTTGCCGTTGTTGTCAACAGCGTTGCGAATCTGGATGAGCATCTGCTCCAGAGAGGTCTGCGACATCGCAGCAGCGGTGGTCAGCTGGTTGCTGAAGGTACCGTTCACGATGGGGTGATTGGTAGCTACCAGCGACACACCGTCACCACCAGCATACGAGGCATTGAAGGCCCGGTTGATGATGTTGGCGCACAGCGTCTCTTTCGTCTCGACCAGCGACTGAGCCAGGTGCTTGGCGTAGGTCTGGCCAACACGAATGTGGTCGCCGTCTTCCACCAGCACCTTGGTCAGCGCGAAGGCCAGCCCGTACACCTTGTACAGGTAGCGCTGCAGGAACAGCACACCGCCCGACTGGTACGTGACTGCCATGCCGTCCGGCAGCTCAGGCGCAGCCCCGAAGCCGTACAGGACGGGCTCTTCGTGGTAGTTGCGCGAGATGCCTTTCTGCTCGCGGAAGACCATCTTCCACTCGTCGGCGCGCTGCTCATAGACGCCATCGAACACTTCGTTGAGGATAGGCTCAACAACGGACCGGAAGTCCGTACTACGCATTGGGGTAGCCATGTTTCAGCCCTCCTTAGATCGAGTTGACGGCCGCTTTGTACTGGTGTTCGTTGATACGAACAGTCGCAGTGACATAAGCGTCGGTGAGTGAGTCGGCCACACCATAGGCAAAGCCCGTGATCTGGAACTGGCCCGAGGTGGTCTGAATTGCGGTCAGCGACGTGCTGGACAGGCCGGTGGAGGTGCTGCCGCCCGGGGCGGTTTGCACCCAATCACACTCTTCGCCGACAGCCGTTTGCACGGTGGTGCCTGCGGAGGGATTGGCGTACTCGACGTCGAACAGCGTCTCCGGGTCATCGTACACGTAGGCCCGAATGTTCGAACCCGTGGCGCCGGTGGGCCAGAAGTTGCTGACCACAGGCTTGCCGGTCGCGTCCAGGTATTCCACGCCGGCAAAAATGCCGAGCAGGGAGACGCCGTCCACGGTGCCGGTGCGAGTGCCGTCAGAGGTGCCGAGTTGAATGACGCCGTTGTCGGTGAGTTTGACAGGGTCGCCATTGAAGATGTTTGCAGCGTAGGTGCTGGTAATGGTGTAGGCCTTCGGGCGAATCACCCCACTGTTGTGGTAAGAGGGGCGGAAGCCGAAAGCAGCGCTAGTCGAAGACATGCGTAAGCTCCTTGAAAGATGAATTAAGCAAGCTCAAACCGAGCTTGCCGCTTTTCCGCCAAACCAGACGTACCCTCACCCACATCGAGACGGCTCTTGCTGCTGCGCGCCTGCTGTTCCAGGAAATCGGCCGTGTCGGTCAGCTTCTCTTCTTCACGGAGAGGAGCATCGTGATGGGCTTCTTGCATGAACTTCAGATACAAGCTCTGCGGCAGCTTGAATGCGAGCATCTCGTTCACACCAATGAACCCTGCGTACTCACCAGTCTTGACGGTTGCGTGCTGCCAGCCGGGAATGTCTTCCGGCTTCACGGGCTCGTAGCCCAGACGCAGCCGCGCATGAATGGAGTCGCGCGGGTTGGTGGTGGTCAGCCAGCACAAGTGCCAGCCGGGGATTTGGGGCAAGTCTGGCAAAGCAGACTGAAATAACTGCTGCCGAAACAGTTCAAGTCGGTCATCCTCGGTGAGAGCGCGTGACTCGGTGACTGCGCGATCTTGCATCGCACGTGATTCGCGGTTCTCGGCGGATTTCTTCAAACGGTCGTCGGACATTTTATTGCTCCTTCAGCAATGTTGGGTGAATTATAGCGCGCATTTGTTGAAAAGCAAACTTTGTTGCTTCAAGCGCGTTTGGTGCGGTCATATTCCATGTACCGCTTGACGTATTTTTGACGCAAAACGGGGTCATCCCACACACCGGCGTCCACCAGTGCTTGTTTGCGTTCGGGGCTGACGTAAACTTCGCGGCGAGTGGTGGCCGGGGCGTGCTCTCGACCAGAACCGACGCTGGGGCCACCCCGGGCGACACGTTCTTCGGCCTTTTGCATGCGGTCGGGCAACCGGCGAGCCACGCGCTTGCGCAATTCGGCCCAGTAGTCCTGATTCTTAGGGTCGTAGCCGTCGCGCGCCAGCGCTTGGTCCACCGCGAGCACGATGGCTGAGTCTTCGTCACGCGCTTGCGGGTCGTACCAAGGGTTTTCCTTGACGAACTCTTGCGCGTGAGCCGCCACAGCGGGGTCCAGACCCGGCTCGGGGCGGGGTGCGGAGACTTGCTGCTTGACTTGCGAGAGCTGTTGCGCGCGAGATATGGCTTGGTCACGGTAGCGGAGCGCTTGTGCGACGTCTTCGCCATTGCCGGCAGCGACCGCCTTGGCAATTACGTCTTCGGCCATCTTGACTTCGTTGAGCGCAGCCTTGAGCCCGTTGTCCACGGCAGCAAAGTCTTCTTTGTGCGCACGCTGTTCCAGGGCAGTTTGTCGCCGCTCTAGGTCTTCATTGCGTTTACGCAGGAAGTCGAGCTCAAGTTTGTCGCGGCTGATGGCTTGGTCGCGGCGCTCTTTGCGTTCTTGCTTCTCTTTGCGGCGACGCTCGCGAATTGCTTCACGCTCAGCGTCAGTCTCGTCTGGGTTGTCAGGATTGATGTCGCGCGAGTCGATGTCGTCAGCGTCGTCGGCCTCAGCCGCGCGTGGGTTGACGTCTTCTGCGGGCGTGCCGGTGGGCAGCGTTTCGACAATCTCGATGTCGTCGGATTCTTTGATTTCAGCCATGGTGTGTCATCTCCTTTCAGATAAAAGCGCGGATGGCCAGCGGGTCGCCAGTCACCTGTCCGATGATATCCAGATCGTTGAAGATCACGAACAGGGCCGAATCGCCACTAGCGAGCGGAACCTCCCAGCGATCGCCGCCGTATTTGGGCACGCGAACGTAATCGCCCGGGCCGCACCAGCTTCCTTCGGGCCAGAATTCCATGGTGTTTCGGTTCTTGAAGGCCAGAGCACCGACGGAAACGACTTTCCCAATTTGTGTATTCCAGCGCTCGGTATCTCTTGAACCGTTGTCAATGATGATTCCGGATGCTGTTTTTGTTTTTGGAGTTCTGATTTGAATCAGAATTCTTGAACCAAAAGGGACGATACCAGGATTGGCTTCAGGAAAAGCCTCGTACATAGCTTCGCTCATTTCTGCTCCTTTCAGCAGGGTGATTGAGATTGCAAAAACTTCATGCGCTTAGTCGCGGACAACTTTGCTTTTTGTTCAGCTGTCCACACTCTTCCGGGTTTTCCTTTCATGGAAGCCGAACGAGCCGCGCGGCTCTCATCCGACCAACGACGTCCGCTCATAGCGGCTGATCGTTTTGCCCGAAAATTTGGATCCGCCCACTGTGCAGCAACAGCTGCTGAGCGAGCGGAATTCTGCTTTTCTGACCATTGACGACCTTTGAATCTTTCGGATGTTGCTTCGCTCAAGGCGCGCTTTATCCAACCATACCGACGATTGTTGTTGCGCCGCCCTGTTGGACTTGCTGACATGATGTTGACAGCCAAAACAAGCGCGATCACACCCGGATTCATCTTCACCAAAAGCTGGTGAGCGACAAAATGTTCTTCTGCAGTCAGAAAAACAAGGTTTTCCGGAGAGTCATCCCCACCCATGCACTTTGGTGTGACATGGTGCCTTTCAAGGTAGACGTCCGGTTTTTCTCTTGTTTTGGCCCGCTCAATCAGCAAGCCGTAGTGTTTTGTGTAGTTCACAAATCCCTTTCGCCATTTCTCTCCTCGTCCAGTAAGGTCAACAAAACTTCAACGGCCTTCTCCAGCCCGTTAAAGACACCGCAACGGTACCCGTACTCGAATCCGTCGCGCGTGTTGGGGTGGCGCAAAGCCTGCAGCGCGTACTGCGCTTGCTCAGCTTTGAGCCGGTTCAGCAGCTTGGAGTCTATGCTCAAGCGGGTGTCTTCTTGCCTGTGGCGGGAGCCGGGGGCAGGGTTTGCCCGTCGCATTTTTCGCCAGCGGCCATGCGTTTGTGCTGCTTGACGGCAGCGGTGTTCATCGGCACAGTGTTTTTGGTAGCCATGGTGATTCCTTCAGGGTTGGTGGGGTTAACGGGTGCCAGGGTTGATGCCCGTGCCTGTGCTGACAGCGAACTTCTCGCCGGTCTGCAGCTCAGCCGCAGCGAGCCGCATGGCCGTGTCGTTGTCAGCGGTGTTCATAGCCGTGCGAGCCTGCAACTCGGCCATCGTCCGCTGATTCTCGTTGGACTGGCGCAGTTGCTCTTGAGCCAAGTCTTCGCTGCGCGCTTGCGCTTTGTCTTGCAACTCGGCAGCTTTGCTCTGCTGTGCGGCAGCGAGCTTGGCCTGTTCCACCTGCAGCCGCGCTGTGTCGGCCTGAGCACGTTGTTGCAGCGCTTGCCCTTGCACCTGAGCGTTGAGCTGGGCGACTTGCATGCTGTTGTCCGGGGGCATGGGCGGCTGAGGCTTGAACTGTTGAGCCATCTGGTCCACTTGCGCGAGCATGGGGCCGAAACCGGAGAGCTCTTGTTCCAGCGCCAGCTGCACCCGGGCAATCACTTGCGCTTCCTGCGTGGCGTCCTCCTCGATGGTGCCATTCTTGAGAGCAAACTCCACCCCAGCGTGAGCCTGCGTCAGGTAGTAGTTCAGCAGGTGATCGCGCAGGTGAGTCGCGATGGGGTACATGTAGGTCTTGACGATCGCGGGGTTCTGTCCGAACAGGGGCGACTGCAGGAAGGCCATGTGGATCTTCAGGTGCGCCAAGTGGTCCTGCTTCGGCAACACGTACACCGGGCGACCCATGGCCGCTGCGACGTTCTCGCTGACGGGGTCAACGTCGTCCTGGCCCGGGGAGGGCTGCAGCAGCTCGTCGGGCACCTTCAGCGCACGCAGGAACATTTCCTCGATCTTGCGCTGATCATACATCTGCGGCATCGCCGCCGAGCGCTGCATGACCGCTTGCACCTGCGCAAAGCGTTGCGTCTCGCTGAAGATGGCAGGGTCGCTGACCGGGATGACGTCCAGCGGACCATCGAAGTCTGAGGGCTTCACGGGGATGCCGCTGCCTTGAGCTTCGATGTCTTCTTCAGTCAGGTTGGCAGAGTTGATTCGGTGCAGAATCTTGAACACCCGGCTCATCGCGCTGTGTGAGCGCGAGTGAATGCTAGAGAACACCACCATGCCTTGCTCGATGAGCGCGAGCGTGGTGCCTACAGGGGCGTTGGGGTTCTGGTCGGAGAGCTTCTCGAAGCTGGTTTGCACCACGCCCTTGCCCGCGTCCACCAGGAACCCGAGCAGCTGAAACAGCGTGGGCGACGGACCATTGAAGGGTAGCGGCATGGCCAGCTTGCGCACGTCGTCCACCAGCGCCCCGCCTTCCATCTCCACCACCTCGGTCGGCTGGACGTTGATGGTCTGACCGCCAGGGCCACCCTTCAACTTCAGTAGTGTGGGGATGTTCTGGATGTGGGCTGAGTCCAGCAGCGCGCGCAGCGCCCCGGTGGCTGCGCCACTGAGCCCGCCAATCATGTGCGTCAGCCCGATGGGGTACGCACCGCGCCACGGCACAAATGGGAACTCGACAATCCATTCCAGCTCGGTGCGGGTCTCGTCGTCAGGCTCCCAGTTGCGGTACAACGCCAACCCACGCTCGGTGCTTTTGTCTATTGTCAGCAGGTATGGCTCAGGCCCGTCCCCGAAGTCTAAGTGCGTGGCCACCTCGAACACGGTGCGCAGTCCGTCTTCGTTGTAGGAGCTGTCCTTGCGGCCTTCAATTTTGTCGTTGGCCTTGCTGGCCAAGCTGTACTCGGGCGACTCCGGGTCCGGCAAGTCCACGTCACGGTACATCTTGGCGCGGATGCGGCGCTGGTACTCGTACTTGGTGATGTACTGGACGTGCGTCTTGCGCTCGGCGGTGTAGAAGTTGGTGGCCGCGTAGGGCAGGTGAATGTCGTCAATGGCCACGAACTCGACGCACGGCCTGCGCCGGTCGGAGTTCCAGATGCACTTCAGATACTGCGCGCCGCCTAGCGGCATCTGCGTTGTCAGCTGCTCCAGCTCGCCCCTGAACTCGGGCATCTGCTCGGTGGCTTGCCAGTTCATGTAGTCAGTTTTGCGCTGCGCCTTTTCCATTTTGCGCTTGTCGCGCTCGGCCACGACCTTGCTGCGCACGGGGCCGTTGGCGGGGAAAATCTCCTTCATCACCCGGGCGCTGAAGTCCACGCACGCTTCCACCAGCATCGGGTGTACCACGCGGTTGGCGCCGGTGAACTGTGCACCGCCCGGAGCATCGTCGCCTAGGCCGGTGCGGCGCAGGCCTTCCTCGTAGAGCTTGTCGCGCTTCTCACGGGCCTCTTTGTCGCGCTCGATCTTGGTGACAAGGTCGGTGATGAAGTCGCGCAAGTCAGACTGATCAACTTCGTCGATGATGTTGGCGAAGTGGGCCTGCTTCACTTGCAAGTCCTGCTCGTCCTTCACCCGCAGCATCGCGCCGCCATCGTCCGTGTCCTCAACGTCCAGCTCGTCCTCGTCAATGTCCAGAGTCATGCCTGTGGGGGCGGAGTCTTCCGCTTCGATGTCATTTTCAGGCATACAGCTCTTCCTGGAGTTGTTGGGCTAAGGCGTCAATTTTCGCCTGATTATAGGTGTTCTGAACCAGACCACCGGCGGCGAAGCCTGGCATCGGGTTGTCTGGGCTAGGTGCGTGGAGCGCTTCCATTTCAGTTTGGGTCGCATAATCGCCAAATTTTTCGCGCGCTCGCTTCATCAACTCAGGGTGCATGCGTCCTTCAAAGTCTCTGAGTCTGAGCAGCTCTGTATTCTGCAAGTCCCCCACATCAGACCACTGGCCGCTCTTCACGAAGTCCTGCACGAACGGTAGGTACTCCGGGTTGGGTGCGCGGTTGGCTTTGCCTTTGATTTGTTTGATCTCAGGAACAAACGCTTGTTCTATCTCTGGGTGCTTGGCAAGGTACGAAGCAGAAGAGCCTTGGCCGTGAGTCTCCTCATATCTGGCGGCCCAGTCTTCCAGATTCATTTTGCCGCTCAGTCTTCCAGGCTGCACCTCCACCGTCACATGCGGCTGACCCTTGGCGTCACGCAGGGAGTAGATGCGGCTCTTTCCCTCAATCACATCAGGGCAGTAGCCACCGACACAGTGGCCCATGGTGTCGCCTTCGTACTTGAGGGCGTCTTCGAGGGCTTTATGTTGACCTGAGATGCGGATGGCCTCTTGCTTGGTCTTTGCCCAACCGATGTCTTCTCCGTTGGGGCCGACGATGTCAAACCCCCCGGCCTTGGGCTCAAGCGTGACGCCGCTGGTAAGATCTTTCGGCGGTGCCAACTCCACCCACTTCATCCCCTTCTCAGGATATTCTTTGTGTAGCACGGTAGCCGCATTGTTGGCCCGGGCGAGGTCAGCTTCAGCCTTCTGCGCCGCGCGCCATGCGTTAATGTCCGCCACGCGCTGTACCGCCTGCGGTACGGTGATCTTGGGCAGGTCTTTGTACTTGAGCAACAGCTCACGCGGCAGGCCAGACTCGGGGTTGACCGCGTTGCGCAGCTCGTCGATGAGGTGGTTGAAGCCTAGTTCTTCGGGGAGGCTTTTCTCTGGATAGTAGACAGGGGTTTCTGGCGGCACTTTCAGCAACCAGGGGTTCTTGTCGACGTTGGAGAGGTAACTTCGGCGAATCTCAGACTCCGTTAACGGTAGAGTGTGCTTACCTGCGGCGGACGCATTCAGCGCAGCGTCAGACAACACTTCCCATCCACCAGCAGCCATTTGGTACGGATTCATTTCACCGTACAAACCGGCCTTGTCCTCTACCACTCCCATCTCAGGGAACCCGGCCATGCGACGGCTAGCACCTAGCTCTTCGGGGGGCCAACGACCAGCATTAATCAGATCTTCCTGTGGAATATGCAACGCATCGCGGAGTTGTATCTGTTCTTTCTGCTTTTCAAGCCCGATCATCTGCTGCCGCATGGAGGTCAGATACTCAGGCGGCACGCCACGCTGGCCTGCGGTCTGGTCTATCTTGGCCCCCAAGGCATCAATCCGGCCTTGCACCTCAGCGAGTTTGGCGGGTTTGTCCACAGCCCACTTCTCAGCCAGCGCCCGGATTGGGTCCTCCGGCGTGGCCATGTCCTTCTGGACGTAGTTCTTGAGCTGTTTGTCGATCCAGTTGTTGATCGCCAACGACCTCGGCTCAGCGGCGCGCAAGACTTCTTCTGGCGTTTGTCCGATTGCAGCGCCGATAGCGTTGGCGTCATCGCCGAAAGGCAAGCGCCCAGGGAACAACGGTTGCTTCAATCCCTTCAACGACTCTTCCACCGAACCCGCCAGCCAGTTGCCGCCTTTGGGCTTGATGACGTTCATCGGGGCGAACCCAGCAGTCAACGGGGAGCCGCGCTCAGCCGCGCGCATCAGCAACTCCGCGCCTTGCCGCCCGGCCACGCGAGCGCCACCTGCCGCCACGCGGCTGAGCGGCCCTAGGCCAGCCCCACCAGTCAGGCTTCCGGCGTCGGTGAACGCGCGCCCCGTAGGCGTCTCGTTGAGCGAGCGGCCCGGGAGCCACTCCTTGTAGAACTCAGAGGTGGGCAAGGCGGGCTCGTTGCTGACGCCGGGGGTGAGCATGCGCAGCAACCCCTCAATGTCGCCGGGCAGGCCCGCTGTGCCCGCAGCCCAGCCACGCAGCAGGGACAGCGGAGCGTTGGCGGCAGCTTCACGGTCCTGCCGTGCGCGCCGGGGGCGCATCTGAGGGAAGACGCCGAATGCGGCACCGGTATTGTCAGCCATGGCAGCTGCACTCCTTCATTTGGGCGAGACCGCCGCGAGCTTTGTTGACCCAAGCGCGGCCCGGGGTACGTTGCTGCGCAGCTTGCTCTGCGGCTTCAAGCACCAGTTGCTCCAGCTGTTTTTGCGAAGTCGCTCGCTGTCCTAGTTCAATGCCTAAGGTGTTGTTGTGCATGTCTTGGTCGTAGTCAGGAGGCATCTGCCCTAGGCCCAGCATGAAACGCAACGCCGCGAGGGGCGAAGTCTTGTATTCGTGAGCCTTCCCGAGCAGTTCGGCGATGGCAGGGTTGTACTTACGCGCCAGTGTGCCAGCGGAAAGCATGTGGCGCATTGCGTCCTGCTGGTCGCCTTGGCCCAACTGGCCTGTGTACATGTCACGCGCAGTGGAACTTGCGTAATCCGGGACAGAAAGCAGAAAGGGCGCGTCAGACGGCATAGCGACCTACCACTTCACCTTGTCGGCCCAGTAGGCAGCGCTGGACTTACCCTTGGCGATGTTCTGCGCATGGCGAGCCTTGAAACTGTCGCGCTTGGCGGTGGTCGCGGAGGATTCACCGGCCCGGGGCTTGCCCGCTGTCTTAGCGCCCTGCTCGCCGAAGCGAATCACCTTCTCCTGCCCGTCAGTGCAGGCCTTCACCACGTGCGACTTGGTCGGGTGGGTCGGGGTGCGCTTGGGCGTATTGCAGGCCATGTCGGCCTTCTTGACGGGCTTGGTGCTCATTTGGGCTTCCTGGCTGCTGCACGCATGTTGTCAACAAGGTTGGGGTAAGGGCGACCCGCCTTCTGAGCCGCTGCCCTTGCGCTCGCCCGTGCCGCCGGACTCAAGGATGAGCTTGCACGGGCTCCGGCTGAGGCCGGACGCTTTGTGTCCCAGACAGGCTTAGGCTGCATAAGGGTTCACCTTGTCCTTGTTCTGTGGTCGCGGCTCGTCGACATCTTTGGCTTGGGGCAGTTCAAACCAACCATCATTCTTAAGGTAGATGATTGCCTGAGTGAACGTATCAACATAATCATCGTGCTCCGCCACAGGGAACTTCGCAACCTGCTTGAGGAACGGCTGTGCCCAGCTCACAAACTGTCCGGGGTTCTTGCTGCTCTCGGGTATCCACAGTATGTCCAGCTCCAGTGTGGGTGCGGCCTGATGAGCACGGGCCACTTTGTCCGCATTCCCTGGATTATAACCCACTGCGGGCACTTTCGCCAAGCGCAAGTCCTGCAGCAAGCTCTGACCGCTGGCTTTTGCCTCAACCAAGATGCGGTCCGGACGCCTGCCCCGCACCACCGAACCCACCCCTTTACTGGCGTCTGCTCCGTATTCAGCCGTCCAGTCATCTATCACCCGGGTGCGCAGTTGCGGGTAACCCAAGTGCTCGTCCCAGGCGTCCAGCAGCATGCCGTGGCGCTTACCTTTATGCGTGAACAACCCCCACACGGTGCAGGCTGTCGGGTCGCCCGTGTTGTGCTCGGTGAAGGCGCAGTCGTAGCTCTGCAGCACGTACTGCAACACCGGGCGACGCTCAGCCGCTGGCCACATCTGGAAGTGCTTCGTCTTCAGCATTCCGCCCTCGGCGGGCACAGGGTCTTGCTGCAGCTGGCCGCTGGTGCCGTAGGAGCCCAGCAGCTGCTTCAAGGCGGTTATCTCCTTCTCGCCGAACCGCTCAGGGCAGATGAGCTCGCCCTTCTTGGTGCGGGGGTCGTAAGGGCCGAGCGAGGTAGTACGCTTCTTACCGTCCCACTCGGCCGGGATGCAGATGTGCTCCCAGCCTTTGATGTCTTCCAAGATGTGCCCGCTGACGTCGCGCTCGTGCAGCCGCTGCATCACCACCACCATCGCATCGGTCTTGGGGTTGTTGAGCCGCGTGGACCAAACCACATCGAACCACTCAATGGTGCTCTCCCGCATCGCGTCTGACTGAGCGTCCTGTGCACCGTGCGGGTCGTCCAGCACCAAACGCGACCCGCCTTCCCCGGTTGCGGTTCCCCCGGGCGAGGTGGCGATGCGGTAACCGGTCTTGTCGTTCTCGAACCGCTGCTTGGCGTTCTGGTCCCCGGCGAGCGAGAACAACTCGCCCCACCGTTCCTGGTACCAGGGCGACTGCACCAGTCGCCGAGCCTTCAAGTTGTCGCGGATTGACAAGTTGCCAGCATAACTGGCGCACAGGAACTTCTCTTCCGGCTTCGCAATCCACTCCCACATCGGCCACATCACGCTGACGATTGTCGACTTTGAGTGCCGGGGCGGGATGTTGATGAGCAAGCGCCGAATGTCACCGCTGGAGATGGCTTCCAGGTGTTCGCAGATCTCTTGAATGTGCCAGCTGGGGATGAAGGGTATCCCCGGCTCCACCACATGCCAGCTCTGCTTGACGAACTCGTACAACGAACCCTCGGCCTTGCGGCGCAGCTGTTCACGCTGAATCATCTCCAGCATCACAGCGGGGCTCAGCGGGGCGTTCATGCGCTGGGGGTAGCCTTGCCCAGCAGGGCTTGCATCTGCGCCAGCTCGGCGTCGCTCAGACCACGCAGGTCCACCGCTGCCAGCTGGATTGCGCCGCCGTCCTTGCCGGTGTGCTCCTGCGTCACCTTGTCGCCGTAGACGCGCGCCTTGAGCTTTGCAGCAGCCCACTTCCGGGTGTCTACCCGCAGCCGGTTGCGCGCCACCGCAGTGGCATCCAGCACCAGTTTGACCTCCTCGCCCTCGTACCGCGTCTCAACGCAAGACTCGTCGCTGATGGCCACGATTTCGTCAAAGAGGAAGTCTGCTCGGTCTTCACGCGCGCGTTCGTATCGTGCCTTGCGCTCGGGATTATCATGCACCCAGTCCGCCAGCGTGGTGTACTTGAGCCCCCGCTCCGCCGCAAAGCCCGACAGGTGCCCCCCTCTTGAGACATACCCGCAGAACTCCTCAATAGAGCCCGCAGCGTCATAAAACGGGTCCCGCTTCGGCTTCACATCGGCCACCACCTCGACTGCTTTTTTATGCTTCGTGTTCATGCTCAAATTATACCCCTCGTTTTGTTTTCAGAAACCAAACCACTTGATCACTTTTGCCCAAAAATAACCACTTTGCTCGCTATTGTTATCACAACCACCCTCGAACCCCAAAAGTGATCAAGTTTTTCTAATCAAGTTCCCTTAAGTAAAACACGCCACTTGATTGATCACTTGATTAACCACTCTGATGAGCTCTGTTGGGGGCTGAAAGCACCCCCAACGACGCCTCATCTCGTGTTCTGAGTGTGGCGATCAAGTGATCAAGTGGTCACAAAACTTGATCACTTGATTACCCCCACTTGATTACTTTTTGCTCATACCGCGTACCTCCCTTTGTTCACCGCCGCCACCACTTCCTCGTCCACCCGGAGGTAGTGATCGGAGCGGCCCCGGGGCTTGTCCAGTAGCACAATCTTCAGGCACCCGTCCGCCAACAGCGACGCCACCGCCCGCTCCTTCCGCTCCTGCGAGCCCCGGGGGCCACCCTTGGTCTTAGGGAGCTGCTCGTAGTATGAGCGCGAGTGTTCAGGTTGTGTGCGCACCAGCTCCAGCATCTCATCACACAGCACCACCCACTCGTCCTGCAGCCGGAGCTCTTTGTTGTCCTCTTTGAGCTGGGTGCGTTCGCCCGCCTTGAGCGGACGCGCCACCGAGTGCGAAAACCACTCGTCCTCCATCTCGCCCAGCACATTGGGGTGCGCTTCGCGGTGGCTCACCAGCTCAAACATCAGCTCCGGGTAGGCCGGGGGGAAGCGCACCTTGGTCGCCTTGAGCACCCGGGGCGCGACGGGGTGCTCTCCGTCCTTAAACACGGTGTAGACGCCCTGCGCGTCCCCGGTCCAGGCCGAGGCCCCACGGGGCGAGAGTCCGTCCGTCTCCCCCATCCCCATTACCTTGCTAGTGTGGGCCACGATGATGAGCGGAAACGCCGCAAACGCCTGCTTGATGAGGGCCATGGCGCGGCCCACTTCGGCGTTGTCATTCTCGTTCTCCAGCTCCAACACTGCGTTGGCTGTGTCCAGCACCACCAGCGGTAGCGCGGCGTGTTGGGTGCCGTCGGCTTTGGCGTTGTCCACCGTCCACCCCGCGTAGTGCTCCGCCACCCCGGCCACCACCTTAGGGTCCAGCCGCAGCGCCGGTATAACGCGCACGTGGCGGTCGAACTCTTCCGGGGGGAGCCCCGTATGGCCCCAGGTGGCCAGCGAGTAGATGACCCGCTGCACCTGCACCACTGACTCCGTCACGATGATGACGTTGCGGCGCACCCGGGGTTTGAGGGGATGGTCATGTGGGCAGAGGTGCGCAGCTGCCAGCGCCAGCGGCACCACCAGCGTGGTCTTGCCCACCCCGGGCGCTCCGGCCACCACGTTCACCCCCGTGGACATGAAGCGGTCGTACACGTACTCAAACGCGGTCACCACCCCCGCCCCTGAAGGTAGCGCGTTCTTGAACGACAGTGGATGCTCCGGGGAGAGGAGCGCCGGGGGTTTGTCAGACCAGCCCGGGTCGGCCTGCGTCGCGAGGTAGAACACCGTGCGGGGGTTGACCTCCGAATCTTCCCGCATCAGCGAGCGCCATTTGTCTTTGAACGCGGCCTCGGTGTGGCCGGGTTTGGCGCTGCCGGTGCTCCACTCGCGGGCCAGCTCGTAGGCGGCTTCGCGGTCGCTCAGGCGGGACAGCCCCTGCAACACGCGGAGCCACTGCGGGTACTCACACTCGGGCGAGATAACGCTCAGCGCGGCGCGCAGGTCGGCGTAGAACTGCGGCGCTTCTATTACCGAGCCCGGGCGGGTTTTGACGGTCAGGCTGCGTTCTTCGGCCTGCCGGGGTGCGCCGTACATGAGCCGGGGCGCGTCGGTGGGGAGCGCACCCTTGAGCGGGTTCTTGTCACCCTGCCATGCATACGCCCCGGCCTGCCCCCGGGAGGGCTCCACCAGCACGTAGCCCCGGTGCTTCACGTCAAGCCCCGGCCCCAGCGTACCCGGGTAAACCGCCCCGGGCTCCGCTTTGAACACCCGGTGCTCGCCGCCGCTTTGCGTCACCGAGGCTATCGCCGAGTAGATGACCCCGCGTTCAGCCTCGAGCCGGGCCAGCGTCTCCCGCCCGCCGTTGCGGGGGTCAACGTCCAGCACCACCAACCCCGACCGCTCGCAGGCTATCGCGATGCCGGCCTGGGGGTTCTGGCCCCAGATGTTGCGGATGACTGCGGGGTCCTTGGTGGCGGAGTTGAGGCCGTAGCCGTCGAGGGGTTTTTTGTCCGGGCGCACCGGGATGACGTACCACCCCAAGTCCGCATACCGGAGCGCGTAGTCCAGCGTGGTGTCGGCTATCTCCGGGTGTTCCACCACTGAGGTGGGCGTAACCAACGTGAGGCGCACCGCCTCCACGTCGAAACCAAATTTACTCATTGTGACCTAACCAATGTTGACGACCCTGATAAAAGAAACATCCGGCGAGTGGGGGTCAACCACTTGTTCGGGAGCTACCCTAGCCGGTGTTCTGACGTAATTTTAGCCTCAGTCTGCGGTTGTTGAATCGGGTTTGTCCTGGTAGGGGCGCACCGGGTGCAACGCGCAGGTGATGACCGTACACACTTTGATCTCCTCGCGCTGATAATTACAACACTGCAGGCACTTTACCCGTATCGCCGTTGAGCGGGGTATCTGCCCTAGCAACGCCCGCTGGGTAGCGAGGCGGTGCTTCTCTGGCACTGCGGTGGCCACGTACTGGGCGATGAGCTCGCGCTCGGGGGCGGGGGTGACGCGCTCCTCTTTGATGCGGGGTGAGCGG